AGTATTTATAACAAGAATAAAGTAGTGAATGATATTTATGATAGAGCACAGATTCCTACTCATTTGTTGAATGCGGATATATTCCAGAAGGCGATTAATGTTCAGGCATCGCTGATGAGTGATTTGAATGTATCCCCCAAGGTTAGAAGTGATGCAGCAAACTCTTTGTTAATGCATCTGAAAAGACCTGAAGCACAGAAAATAGAATTGGATGTAGGGGTTAAAGATGACTCCATGTTGCAAGAGCTGAAGAGCATTACACTTGGATTGGCTCAACAACAGAGAGATATGATAGAGAGTGGGGTGTATACCTCCAAGCAGATTGCCCATCAAAGAATTATTGAGGGAGAGTGTTCTGATGGCTAATCTGGAACAGTTAATCAATGAAGTGGATTACGCCTTCTTGAATGAGAGGTATATTCCCAGTGTTCCTGCTTTAGCTTTTATTGCATTTATTAAGTTGGTAAATGGGGAAGAAGGAGAAGAGAACAAAACCCCCGTTATCCATTTGGATATGTTGGACAATGCTGCCTCTCATGACGAAAACCTGTTTATATCTTTCAGGGGTTCTGCCAAGACAACTGCGCTGCATGAGTACATGTATTTGTACTTGGCTACTTATGGGGAGTTTTTTGATTTTGGGAAAGTGAGTGTCGCAATGTATATCTCGGATACCATTGATAATGGGGTGAAGAGTATGCGTAAGAATTTGGAATTCAGGTATAATAATTCTGTTTTTCTGCAGAAGTATGTGCCTTATGCGAACTTCACAGATGTGAGGTGGGAATTCAAGAATATTGATAATCACTCCTTCTGTGTACGGGGATTTGGTGCTAGTACAGGAGTGAGGGGTTTTAAGGAGTATGGTCAAAGACCTACATGGTGTGGGTTTGATGACTTGATGAGTGATAAGAATTCTGAATCTTCTACTATTGTGAAAGATATCAAGAACATTATTTATAAAGCTGCACGACAAGCAATGCACCCAAAGAAGAGAAAGATTATTTGGACAGGTACACCATTTAATAAGAGAGACCCTTTGTATAGTGCAGCAGAGAGTACTGCTTGGAATGTAAAGGTTTATCCTATATGTGAGAAGTTCCCTTGTAAGGAAGTAGAGTTTAAGGGTGCATGGGAAGATCGTTTTCCATATTCATTTGTTAAGAAGGAGTATGAAACTCTCTTGGATAATGGAGAGATCCATGCTTTTAATCAGGAGCTAATGCTAAGAATCGTGTCTGAAGATGATAGATTAATTCAGGATGGAGACTTCAGATGGTATAAGCGAAGTACTCTGATTGAGAATAGAGAGAAGTTTAACTTCTATATCACTACTGACTTTGCTACTTCAGCTAAACAGAAAGCAGACTTCTCTGTTATTTCTGTATGGGCGTATAGTTCTAATGGCTCATGGTTCCTTGTGGATGGCATTTGTAAGAAGCAGGGAATGGGGGAGAACATAGATGATCTGTTTAGATTGGCTCAAATTTATCGACCTCAGTTAGTGGGGTTAGAGGTGTCTGGTCAACAGGGAGGGTTTGTTCCTTGGATTCAGACTGAGATGATGAAGAGGAATATCTGGTTTACACTTGCTTCAGATAATAACAGTAGTGCTCCGGGGATTAGACCTGTAGGGGATAAGCTGGTGAGGTTGAATACTGTTGTTCCTTGGTTCAAACAAGGGTTGTTCTATTTCCCTGAAGGGTACACTGATGACGCTCTGATTACAGAGTTAATTGAAGAGCTTTCGTTGGTAACGAATGAAGGGTTCAAGAGTAAGCATGATGATGCAGCAGACACTGTTTCAATGCTCTCTGTGCTTAAAGCATGGAAGCCTTCAGAGAATGCTTCTATGAGTAAAGAAGATAAGAGCGGTCTTTGGGCATTGGATGATGAATCAGATACTGACATTGCAGACATAAACTCGTATATTGTCTGACAACTAAAAGAGGTACGATTATGCTGCTATCCACAATATTTGATGCACTGACTTATGGTGAATTGAAACAAGTTAATATCGGAGGTGCAGAGGATGGAGAGGGCATTCATCCGAAGTATACAACAGAGATTCTCTCTCATCTTAATTTAGGTATGTTAGATCTGTATGAGAAGTTTCCTCTTCAAGAAAAAGAGTTAAAGTTAATTACTCAAGAGGGAAAAACTTGGTATACCCTTACACCTGAGAATGCTTTATCCCAAGATCCAGATGGGTACATTGACGATACAGATGAAACTTTCTTAGGGGATATCCTTTCTATTTGTCGTGCCTTTGATGTTGATAATAATCAACTTCGATTGAATAACGAAGATGCAGCTACTCCTATTTTAACTCCTGTCTATAATCAAGTATGGTTGCCTGAAGCATTAGGGGAAGAAGAGTACACTTTCGTGTATAAGGTAAGACCTGCAGAGGTAGCAATTCCTAATGGGTTACTCCCTACGAATGTGGATGTAGCACTCCCTCCTATTCTCATGGCTCCCTTATTAGTATACATTTCAGCAAGGGTGCATTCCTCGAAAGGGGGAGATACAAAACAAGAAGGAGCATATCTCATGGTTCAATACGAACAGATGTGTAAAGTTCTTGAGTTGAAAGGCACTTTTAATAATTCTTTAATCAATGCTAATGAGCGTGCTCAACTGGCAGGTTGGGTCTAATAAAGAGGTAACACAATGGGTACTTTGGTTGATTTAAGTGTGGAAGTGAAAACAGCTCAAGCGCAAGCTATGGCTACTCTTCTTAATGGGGGTAAGGTTATTCTTTATGCAGGGGCTGTTCCTGCTAATATTACTGCGCCTTTAGTTGGGGGCAATACTGTATTATCAGATATGCCTCTAGCAGCTACAGCAGCTACTTCTGTTACGAATGGAACTATTATATTCAACGTGTCAGGTGCCGTAGACAGCAGTAATAATAATAATGGTACTCCTACTTTTTATCGTAGCTATAAGAGTGATGGTATTACGGCTGTATCTCAAGGTACGGTGGGAACCACCGGATCAGGTGAGTCAATGATTCTTGCTGATATGACTATTGTACAAGGTGGTACGCTAAGTGTTAGTTCTTGGACTCATGTGGTTTAATTATGGCTTTTGACAATACGAGTAAAGAGCTAGATGTTACACGCTTGAATCGGAATCTTCGTAGAACACAGGAAGATATTACTTGGGATTCAGGTTATATTCGAGTACCTGTTGAGAAGGGGTTTATTACTGATTTTGCCAGTATTCCTTGGTACGTTAGTTGGATTACCAGCAATGAAGACTTTCGTGTAATCCGTCCTGCAATTGTGCATGACTGGCTGTACCAGAATAAGAAGTGGCAAGTGAAGAGGAATGGTGTCTGGATTTGGAAGTCTGTTAACCGTAAGCAAGCAGATGCACTTTTTGATGAGATGCTACGGGCAGAGGGTTTTGGCTCTGCTATGGCTAATATTATCTGGTTCGGCCCTCGTATAGGTGGCAGTTCCCGGTGGAAGAAGTAACTATTATTAGGAATTAAATTATGCCAAATGTAACCCCAGTAAAGATTAATGGTTTTGTTGAACACAAAAATAAAGGTGTCCATAACTTCGGCACTCACCAGTTGAAAGTTATTCTCTCTAACGTAGTGCCTGATACCGACGGTGTGAATGCTTCTACCGCAGCAGCCGTGGCAGCAACAGTTACCGAGATTGATTATACTTATTGTTCGTCCCGTAACGTCACTACAACCTCTGCTACACAAACAGGTGGTGTTTTCAGTTTGGTACTTGAAGACCTGACCTTGAGTGCTACAGGTGGGGATGTAGGGCCATTCAGATATGTTTATCTGGTTAATGACACCCCTACTTCTCCGGCAGACCCTCTGATTAGTGTCTCTGATTATGGATCGTCTATCACGATCCTTGATGGCGCGTCGCTTGATATTGTATTCGATACCACTTGCTTCACGGACGTTTAACCTATGCCATTGCCAGTTAACGGTAGTTACTCTTGTGCATCTGGGGCTGACATTTACGGTGGGCGATTAAAGCCCACTGTATGGCCTGCATGGCGTACCACTATTGCTGCTCAGACGTGGGGAGTGATCCCGTCTAATACGGTCGCGTCGGTTAACCCTGAAGACAGTGCGGAATATAACCGAAATTACGACGGGCCTATCCAGTATCACGGCAACATAGGGCTTAGAGCAATAATTGATGCTTGGTGTGGGGGTTGTTATGACCAAGAAAACGATGAGCTGTGGTTAATACAGGGCGGCGGTCACGAGGACTACGGCGGTAACGAGCCGTATAAGTTCAGTATTGCCACCGATACACCATCGGTTGTAATGGTTCGCCCCCCGTCCTTGTGGATGACCAGCGATGGAACAACAGGCTTGGCAGATGACGGTCGTCCACGGTCAACGCACACCTACAACGGCCCCGTCTATGTTGATGGGGTTGGCCCAGCAATGCCAGCGATTGGGGCAGTGTATCCAGACCTAAAAAAGACAAACAGACCGTTTACAATGAGCAGAGAGACCGGCGAGGTGGTTTTCCTCGGGGCAGTTACCACGGCGATTGGGCAAACAGCAGCAGACGCATCTGGAGCATGTTACGACCCGTCACGCCACTGTATTTGGGTTGCAGGTTTAAGCAGTCCAGATATACACCGCTGGGATATATCGACAGATACATGGTATGCCTACACAAGCAAAAATACGTCTAGTGGCTACCTGGCTCTTGAATACCTGCCAGACCATGATTGCTTGTTCCTGGTCGGCAAAGACTACCCGAGTGGGTTCAGAATTATTGATTGCACCACACTAGCAACGTATACGCCAACGGCCACTGGATCATTAGTGGGGATGGATTTGCTACGCATGAGCAGTGCGGCGGGTAAATACTGTCAAGACGGGCAGTTTGTCGCGATTTGGAACAACAACACAGACACGACGAAAATCAATATATTTAACGTGCCGAGTGACCCTATGACCGGAGCGTGGACAATAGACCAGTTGCCCGTAGCAGCGAGCAACACCGTTACACCGTCAGCGTCAACGTTTTGGGGTACATATGGACGGTTTTTCTACAGTAAAAAATTAGATGGTTTTGGTGTCATTAATGGCGTCACCGAACAACCCTATTTCTACGCGAGGTCTTAAATGGCAACTTTAGGCGGTTACGGTGCGGTCAATGGTTCGGGGACACAGTCCGGTAACGATGTTGGTGGGCGGGACAACATAGACGTTAGCAACACGATAACAGTGGCAGGGTCAGTTGAGACGTTCTCTGTGTACCTGCCATATGCCCACGAAGAAGGATACCAGTTAAAGCTAAAAATATGGAGGCTCAACGGCTCGAACTATGATTTTATAGGTGAGTCGCAGGCGTTTGAAATGCTGTCAGAAGGCTTAAACTCCGGACTAACACTAAGCTCTGCAATTACGGGCGTCCAGGTTGGGGATTATATTGGCGTCTGGCTTAGTCCGTCGTCAAACAATAGAATAGACATTGATTCGGACACGGGTAGCTCAATAAAAGTTAAGGGTGGCGACAACGGGGGGGCGATAGCAATCGCGTCGTGTACGACATTGGCGGACCGGAGTTTATGCGTCGAGGTCTACGGCACAGCAGCAGGAGGTGGTGCAGATACTACCCCAGACGCTTTCTCATTTACAGATCAAACAGACGTAGCATTATCTACACTGACCCCCTCCAACACGATCACCGTTGCGGGTATTGATGCAGCAGCATCAATCAGCATTACAGGTGGTGAGTTCTCGATCAATGCTGGCTCATTTACGTCTACACCAACAACGGTTGATGTTAATGATACCGTACAGCTACGAGTTACAAGCTCTGGATCAAATAGTACGGCGGTTACTGCAACGCTAACAATTGGTGGCGTATCAGACGTATGGTCAGTTACTACATTAGCAGCGGCACTTGAGCCTCTCACGTTAAACAGCATTAGTTACGCCACTACCTTTAACGACATAGGACTGTTCACTAACAGAACCTTGTCTATTAACGCTTTAGAGTACGCCACAACATTCCAAAATGTTGGGTTACACCAGAGGCAGGTACTAAGCCTTAACTCCTTAACATATACAGCCACCCTTCAGGATGTAACGCTTACACTGAATGCAGCCAGTGGTAGCGGCACTCTCGTATTCCTACCCTTCTCAAATAACACGGATAACGTGGCTTTGGATTACACCATTGACAAAATCCATGTGTATGAAGAGGTGGACGGTGAGCGTGTATTTACAGCAGTGAGCCAGACAACCGATGCAGTAACAGGTGCTCTGCAAATCAGTCATTCTTCCTTGGTTCAGGATACTACCTACACTGTTAACTTCTGGGTAGGGGATGAGCGAGGAGTTAAGAGGGTAACAGCAGTATGACAGCTATTGCAGCATTTACGCTTACCAGCCCTTCTACACAGACAGAAGCCCCTTTTCTAATAGGGCATGCTTTCAAGAAAGGGGATGTTCCCGTTGGTCAAAATCTTCATGTTGATGCCCCTCATTACGCTATCACTCCTTTACGCTATTGGAACGATGGCAGTATCAAACATGTAGCCATTATGGGTAGGGTGAACTTGGTTGCTACGGTAGCCAAGCAATTCAATATTGTAGCTAACCCGGTCACCGCCCCAGTGGGTACGGTACTGACAGCAGCAGATATTGAAGCAGCAGCTCCTACAGCAAGTATTACTCTTGGAGCGTTTGGTACTGTTTCATTGGCTCCTCTTTTAGCTTCTCCACGAAGAACATTCCTTTCAACAAAGGAAATGGTGGAATGTCATTACGGTGCTGATGTTGGAGCAGATCAGTCGTTATACGTCAGGTTTCATGTAAGGTTATTTGCTTCAGGTGAAATGTTTATTCGAGTAACTGCTACGAATGCTTACTTGAATAATCCTGTCACAAAAGTAACCAAAAGTTATATTCCTGAAGTAACCATCAATGGTTCGGTGGTTTGGGATAACGGGGGTATTGAGTACACTCATGGTAGTTGGACTCGATATGATGTAACTGGATGGATTGGAGGTGATCCTCAGATCACTCCAAGGCATGACACTACTTACCTGAACCAAACAAAAATGGTTCCTAACTACTGGAAACTTGATCCAGCTAATACGTTATTAACCACCTATGAGAGCGATGTCTATACTCCCGGAGCATACCTAAAGTACAGGGCGTATATGCAATCCTCTGGCTACCATGAGCAGATAGGACTGTTACCGGGATGGGATGCTTTCTACTGTACTTCTCGTGGTGTTAAAACCATGTATGATTCAGTAGTGAACCATGCCAGAGCCATTAACAGTTACCAGATTATTCTTACGGATGCGGCTACAGGGGAAGCTCCTAAGATTACAGCTCACCCTAATAGAACTGTCCTTGGTAATTATGGGGGTGGGACTGTTACCCTCACCACACCCCGGCAAGGAGGGGATGTTCTAACTTGGGATCGTGCTCACTTCCCTTCAGCAGGATACCTTGCTTACATTCTTACAGCAGATTTCTACTACTATGAATCTGCCTACTTCAATGGTATTTGCCCTCATTGGTGTGAGTCCGCTGGACATGGTGGCCCCGGATTATTAAGAGCATTCACAGGTCAGAATAGGTCAAGAGGTTGGGCATTTCGTTCAATGGCTCAAGCTTGTTCTATCATGCCTGATAACATGGACGCAGATCATGGGGAGTTAAAACTCCTTCTTGCTACCATGATGAACACCAAGAAAGTAGATCATGTAGATAACCCCTCCCCAGCTTCATGGCTCGGTATTGATCATTTGATGAATAACCGTTCTGATGGTAGCGGAAGTATTGCTCCAAACGGGGAGATATGTGCTGAAACTGCTATGTGGGAACATCATTTCAATACGATGTCCTTGGGCATGGCTTCAGACATTGAGCCATTAGATGCTACCGGAATGGTAGACCTGAATGCCTATAAAGATTACCTCTTGAATGCAGCCGTATGGATTCTGGGAGGGGATGGTGTTGATGAGTACAACTTTGGATATCTTGGTAAATACACTACTCGAATTCGAATGGATACCCCTTCCACGGGAACCTTTAGTAGTGTCAACACTGATAGACTAATCCCTACCAATCCGGGGATGATTGCTGCGGATACAATGTCTACCAATACAGTCCCATTTGTAAACGGGCCTAATAACAGCATTTTAACTCAGTCATATCTTGCAACAGATTACTTAGCCAATGCTCTTCCTGCTATAGCTTATGCAGTGGATCATGCTAAACCCGGTGCAGCAGAAGGTTGGGCAAGATTCATTGGGGCAGATAACTTTAGCACGTCTGAAAATGCAGGCTACGATGCAAAACCTGTTTGGGGAATAGTACCAAGAAGTTATGTACAACCTTCAGCAGTGTTCTCGCCTATTGACACCATATCCGTACCAGCAGCCGTAGGACGTACTATCCGTATCGGAGACTTGTTCGCAGACAAGATCACCATAGGCGAATGTGGTCAGGGGGTATTGGCAAGTGAAATCCCCTCTACGGGAACTAGCGGCCCAAGTTATTTATACGAAGATACCAAAGATCTCCTTGATAAGAATATTGAGTGTCGTGGGGTAATCATTACCCGACCTGCAGAAGGGAAACTGACTACCTTTGAAGATGGCTCATTTATATATGAAGATGCTCCTGATGGAGTACACACCTTTACATATGACACCTACCTTGGGAACACTCTTGTAAAATCAAATTCCTTGGTTGTACTCCATGTTGGTGAACATACGATTACTTCCACACAGGCTCCTCAGAATAGTAGCATTGTTGTAACTGGAACTGATCTTTCAGCAGTAACCCAAATAGTCAGTACTCAGGCAGGACAGCATTCAAACATCGCTGTGATTGCTACCATTCCTAGTGGTAGTGCCGCTATTGCAAGTACGCAGGCAGGTCAGAGCTCAAGTATTACTGTAGTAGGAACTGTTCCTGCAGGAACAGCTTCTATTGTAAGTACTCAGGTAGGACAGCATAGTAGTATTATTGCAGTAAACAGTACTCCAAGCATTCCTATTACGTTTGTGCAGTACTCAGGTAGACTTGTTACTGCCTCAGGGGAAACTCCCCCTAATCTCACAGGACTAAGTATTGCTCTTTACCCTACAACTAGAGATATGCAGGAAAATACTAATCGGGTTGGGACAATCACAGGAGTGTCTGTTACTGATGGAGATTTCCTTGGAGTGGCTGCTGTAGCTAATGCAGGTACCTATTACATGCGTTTGTATGACCCGTTGAACTTCTCTCAACATGCTTTTGGTGAACTGACTCTAACAGCGGTATAAACATGAATAATTATATTTGGACAGGTGGTAAGTCAGGTAGTTCTTTCCTTTGGTACAACGGCTTATATGTAGCAGATCCTGAAATAGCGAATAGTATTCGTGTCTCTGGAATATTGTATGACCCTATGGGGAGACCTCTTGCAGAGGACACTCTCCGATTTACTGCGCTAAATACTATTATTGATTCCATTGAAGGAAGTGCTGCTGAGTACACCTCCAATAAAGATGGGGTATACAATTTCAGTCTTTTGATTGGGCGCTATCGTGTAGAAGCTAATTACGATGATGAATACCATGATTTAGGCATCATCGTTGTAGATGACTTCACTCCTTCCCCTATTTCCATTTCTAATCTATTGCTATATGGCAACCCTGTAGTACCTCCTATTATCATTCAGACAGATCCTATATGGGCAAATCTATTTGCTGATGTTAAAGCCACAGGAGAACACCGAGAAGCACAGTATCAAGTGAGAGAAGGGGCTAACTATACCTCTGAAACAAAAGAGCTGTGGGTGTCCCCTACAGCGGCTATGGCTGATGAATCATTAGAGAGTAGCACCACAAATACTCAAATGATTAGCCAAGTCAGAACCTATGAAGATGACAACTTGAACCAAGCAGCATTGATTACTCATGCTGGTTCAACGGATGGGATTTCTACCTATGCCTCAATGGAAGCTTTTAAAGCGTCCAATGGGAAAGAAGAAATCAAGCTCACTCAAGTATTAGTAGGTTCAAAAGCTAGAATTGAAGACTCTAGGCATGTAACAGATACTGAATTGGAAGTGACTAAAGAAGTTACTTTTGAAGGTACCTCTATTCAAGAAGTGATCATTGCTGATGATTCTTCATTGGATCAGTCTTTAACAACCTCCGTAGGAGGTTCCCTAAGTGAAAGAACAAATACTTACAGTCCTTCACATATTGGCTCTCCTCATCCTCAAGCGACTCAAGGCAATAAGCTAAGTATCTCAGAGGTTGTGAATAGTGTTACGCACACTGCTGAAGTAAATGATCGACAAGAACTTGCTATTAGTGTGGATGAACTTGCTACTGCTTTGAGAGAAGCAGGTATTAAGGTGTACTCTAAAGAAGCCTTCCAGAGGCTCACCATTGATAGTTCAAGCAAGTCCAAACAGATTACCCAAGTAGATAACTACATCATTCAAGATGACGCTCAGAACCCTCTAGCAAACTTTGATACAGTCCTCAACAAAGTAACTATTAATGGTTCTTTGGTAATTGCTAATGCGGAAGATTTTAAAGGTGAAAGCGGAGATGTGAATGACTTCATCTATGAGTATTCTCAAGATGATGGAGTTACTGATCCTTGGCATGAAACATATAATCCTGTACATCCAGATCGGTGGAGAAGACAGCGAAAAACAGTGAATGGTATTGCTGTAGGTGCATGGTCAGAAGGGATTTACCTGAATGCTAAAGATGGTAAAGATGGAGACACTTATTTTAATCAGTACCAGTACTCCACAAATGACACTACCCGAGCAGCAGATTCATGGCATGTGGATCATGTTACAGGTGATGACTGGAGAAGATGGAGGGTTATTGAGAATGGACTTCCTGTTGGGGTAGGGCATGAATTCTATGGCCCATTCAATGGTTGGTTCGAAGAACGAATGAAAGGTTCAGATGGCCCTGCAGGATGGGTTGCAGATCTTCAATACCAGTACTCGGTAGATAACCTTCCACCTTGGCATAATGACTTTATTACTGGAGATTCTTACAGAAGAGAAAGGGTTAACTGGTATGCCAGTAATACAGATTTCCTTTTAAAGGATGATCCTTTCAATCCTTCTACGCCTGTATTAGCAGGTACTTGGACAAGTGGAGCCAAGATAGTTCCAGTAGCTGGAGAAGACTATGGAGATAAGTATGCTACGGTAATGATGTATAAGCGTAGTAATACTGATCTTCTCCCATCGGATAATCCCGGTAATGTTACTTATAGCTTTGTGGATACGTCTATTACACCCTCTCCTAGTAATGGGTGGACAGCTACTATTCCTGAAGGATTAGAAGATATCTGGTTAGCCGTGAGTACTGCTGTAGGGCTAGGGGACACAGATACTATTGATGATTGGGTAGTAGAAAAGTATGTATCCAATGGTTACAAGTCTGGTATTGGTTGGCTCTATCGAGTTACTTCTGGGGGTACCTCTTTAACAGATCTTGATCTACCTCAGATTCCACTTGAATATGATTTCTTAACTGGAAAAGTGACAGGTACTCTTGGAGCATGGTCAGCAACTATTCCTGATAATATTACTCCCGGTGATCGGTTATGGGTAACATTCAATACTGCTCTGACTCCTGTAGCTTTATGGGTAGATACGCTTGATGTTGAAGATTGGGAAACTCCTGCTATCTTTGCTCAGAATGGATACGATGGAGATGAAGGTTCGTTTAAATCCTTTATCTTTACTAATGCAGTATCTATTCCAGCAACTCCTACAGGTGGCGATGTAAATACAGTTCCTGTGGGATGGACAGATGATCCAGTGAATCCTCCTGAAGGGGAAACTACATGGGTATCTGTAAATCTATTTACCTTTGCAGATGGAGTATGGTCTGTTCCTGCTTGGTCTACTCCTTCACGCTATAGCGGAACCAATGGAATAGATGGAGAGAATTTAGGAAGGTATGTCACCTTCATTTATCAGAATGCTGTGGGATTACCTGCAACACCTACAGGGGGTTCCTTCGATGGGACTACTGAAACTTTCCCTGCAGGTTGGACAGATGTTTCTACTTCTCCGGGAACAGGGGAATCTACATGGGTAAGTAGTGCAACTTATTCTCTTAGTGCAGGTGTTTGGGATAAGACTGCTTGGAAGATTCCATCTGCTTTCTCAGGTGTAGCAGGCTCGGATGGAGATGCTGGATTATTCACTGCTTTCATTTTTAGAAATGCAGCTACTGCTCCTGCATTACCTACAGGGGGAACTTTTGATGGTTCCACAACTACACCTCCCTCAGGATGGACAACAAATCCTTCTACCCCTGCTGAAGGAGAATTCACTTGGGTAGCTACTACGGTTTATTCCTATGTAGATCCTGATTGGGTGCATAGTGCTTGGAGTGCTCCTGCAAGGATCACAGGTGAGAAAGGAGAGAGTGCTGGAAGGTTTACTTCATTCGTGTATCGCAACTCTGTAGCTGCCCCTGCTACTCCTGCAGGGGGTTCTTTTGATGGAACTACTGAAGTTATTCCCACCGATTGGACAGACGCTTCCAGCACTCCTCCTGAGGGAGAATCCGTATGGGTGAGTACTTCGGTATACACTCTGGATGGGACTACTTGGAGTAACACTTCATGGAGTACTCCTACTCAATTCACTGGTGCTCCGGGTACAGACGGTGATGCAGGTCAATTTACCACTTTCGTATTCAAGAATGGGGTATCAGTTACTCCCCCTACAGGTGGATCATTTGATGGAACTACCCAGACTCCTCCTAGCACATGGAGTTTAACTCCTTCTACTCCAGCTACAGGAGAGTTCACTTGGGGGAGTATCACTACTTATTCTTTCAATGGTTCAAGTTGGGTGAACTCTGGATGGGGAACTCCAGCAAGACATAGTGGTGAGAAAGGGGAAGCAGTAGGAAGATTTGTTTCTTTTGTTTATAAGAACAGTTCTTCTTCCTCTACTCCGTCTGCCCCTGCAGGAGGTAGTTTTGATGGAACCAATGAAACGATACCTGCAGGATGGACAGATGCTTCTAGCACTCCCACAGGAGGGAATTCTACTTGGGTAAGTAGTACTGTTTATACTCTCAGTGGAGGAAATTGGACGAATAATGGATGGAAAACTCCTGCTGCATTCTCGGGTGTACCCGGGTCAGATGGTGATTCTGGGGCATACACTGCATTTGTATTCAAGAATGGTTCCAGTGTAAGTGCCCCGGGAGGGGGAAGTTTTAATGGATCTACACTTACAGCTCCTGCTTCATGGACAATTTATCCAACAACTCCAAGTGCAGGGCAATATACATGGGTAAGTACCACAGTATTTACTTTCAATGGTTCCTCTTGGATCAGCACTGGATGGAGTACACCTTCCCAGCACAGTGGTCAACCGGGTAATCCCGGAGCTAATGGAGCAGATGGTAAAGACGCAGGAAGATTTACTTCCTATGTGTATCGGAACTACACAGGAGTGTTAACTACTCCTCCTTCAGGAGGAAGTTTTAATGGTACAACTGAGACTTTCCCTCTCAGTTGGGGGGGAGCTTCATCCACTCCCGGAGCAGGTGCAGCTACATGGGTGAGTTCCACCTTATACACCTATAACGATGCAACTAACTCTTGGTCTAATAATGGTTGGAGAACCCCTTCAAGATTCTCAGGTGAGCCCGGTGTAAGCGGTACGAATGGAGCAGGTTGGTACTTCAGAAATGATATCTCTATTGGTTGGTTTATTAATACTGAACTTTTTAACTGGGCAACCTATGGAGATGATCTGGTTCCTCTCTTTGAACAGGTAGCTGGAAGAACTGTTCAACATGGGGATGTCTTTATTGTTTCAGGAGGGAGTGGTTCTCGAAACGATACTGGAATGTATAACTCCGGTACAGGTAAATTTGAAGATGTTGCTCTCCAAATAGGGGGTAACATGATAGTGGATGGTACCCTTGCAGCAAGCAAGATTGTATCAGGAAGTATTACTGGAAATCATATTAATGCCTATGCTCGTATCATTGTTGGATCAGGTTCATGGACAGCAGGATTGAACGGAGATGATACTGGAAGTTATTCTCCTTGGAGAATATGGGCAGGTGCTGCTCTTCCTGCAAGTGCTCCATTTAGAGTAGCTAGAGATGGAACTACTTACTGTACTAATATGAATATCTACGGAGGAGGAATGAATATTAATAATAAATTTATTGTTAATAGTTCCGGTGCAGTTAACATTCTGGGTACAGATACTAATAACGGGATGACAATTACAAGTGACTATGTCTCTGTAAAAGTTGGTGGAGTTGAACGAGTAAGACTGGGGTTATTATAATGTCAGGATATGGCTTAATTATTAGGAACGCTTCTGGGCAAATTACCTTTGATTCGAGACATTGGAACCTACTCCATATGCTGGACTACACAATTACTATTGGGGATGTTGGAACTACCCTGAGTACTCCTAGTATTTACAAAGTTGTTATTTTTATAGAGCCTGTAGGAACTATTGGACAAACCTTTACAATAGGGGATTTATACGGTTTGAACGGAGGCACAACTTCACTTGCTACAGTATCCAAACTTACAATCAGCTACTCAGGGGGGAATGTACATGTGTATGTGCATCCTCCGGGTGTTACAGGTTGGGAACCTTATTTTCGATCTTGCCGTATAAGAGTATTCCACTACGGGGAATTAGTATGAGTATTGGACTATCCATTAAGGGGGATGCTGGAAATCTTATACTAGATGAAAATAGTGTTTGCTATGAATTTGTAGGAGAGTACCTTCCTATAGCTCAAAGGCTAGACCCTAATTTATCGGCTGCTTCTTTAAGAACAATGAATGTTTGGGAGCACACCCATTATGCCGATGTATTTGTTTCAGGAGGAGACTACCCTCTAGTGTTTATGTCTGTTCCTACGCTATCTGCGCCTTCTGGTGTATCAGGGGGAGGAGCAGCAGTATTAGGGGTTAAGTATTTAGGCGGCTTTATGTATCGGGTATATCTTGTAGTTTCAGAAGGGTATGCTTGTCCTGCTATCCGTGTATTCAAAAAGGCATACCAGAATAATGCAGATAGTTATGGTTTAACTATTAAAAATGCAGGGGGAGAAACCGTATTCAGAAGTAGTGCTAAGATGCTTTGGACAACTCATGTAGGTTCCATAGTAATGCCCGCAGCATATAGCCCTATAGATATTTGGGATGAAGCAGAACCCGCTAGTTGGGCTAAACGATCTGTTAATTGGGGAGTAGTAAATTCATACAGTTCTATTTGCTGTAACACTCGCCCTATGTGTTATAGGGGCACTGCCGGGGGTGGGGAATATGATGTGTTTTACCATTTCTTATTTGGACAATGGAGCGGAGAACTAATCGGGAGATGGGTAAGAACTTATCGAAGACAAGGGATAATTCCTACCCTTGGAACGGGTAAACTTGTAGTTTGTGACCCAAGTACAATTACCCGTCAATTCGCTTTAATTGATAACAATAGTTTTTAGGACTAATTATGAGTGTAAATGTGGTAGGTACTTTGATTGATCCCGTAGGACAACCTTTACAGACTACTCTTAGGATCACAGCTCAGAATAGTAATGTTACCCTCAAAGGAGCATATTCCACTATCATGGTAAACTCGGGTGGAGCGTATAACTTCAATCTTCAAGAAGGTATCCATTTGATTCAGTTCTTACAGAAGAAAGAATATACCGAGGGAACTATCATTATTGTAGATAACACAGTTCCTTCTACAATTACTCTTGGCTCGCTTTTAGCAAATCATGAAGGACAACCATAAATGGCACTTATTGAAAAACTACCTGAAGGTTGGACTAAGCCTCCTACACTTGAAGATTTGAAAGCAGATCTCAAGGAAGCAAAGTCTTCTCATGATGGTCAAGTAAGTAAAATTAATACTTGGAATGATAATCTTAATATCACTGGTTCAGCTAAACGAAAGAAGCAGGAAGGTAAATCCAATGTACAACCTAAGCTTATTCGTAAACAAGCTGAATGGAGATATGCTGCTCTCTCTGAACCTTTTCTAGCAACAGAGAGTATCTTTCAAGTATCCCCTACTACTTTTGAAGATAAACAAGCAGCTATTCAGAATCAGATATTGTTGAACTACCAGTTCAATAACAAGATTGATAAAGTGAAATTCATTGATGAATACACCCGTACTTCAGTTGATGAAGGAACAGTTATTTGTCGAGTAGGATGGATATCTCAAGAAGAAGAGGTAACTAAAGAAGTTCCTATATACGAGTTCTACCCTGCACAAGATATGAGCCAAGTGAAAGCACTTGAGCCATATGCAATGGTAGCTCAAACTGATCCTGCTGCATTCAAAGCGAATGCTCCAGCTCATATTAAAAAAGCTATTGAGTTAACTCAACAGAATGGTGTTCCCATAGTTCCTTACTTCGTGGAGAACCAAACTGTAATTGAGACTAAGCTCACTCGAAATGAACCCACTATTGAAGTCTGTAATTACAACAATGTCGTAATTGATCCTTCTTGTGGGGGAGACTTATCTAAAGCTAAGTTTGTTATTTTCTCTTTTGAAACCAGTTTAAGTGAACTTCAGAAACAAGGTATTTATTCAAATCTGGATGAAGTGAAAGCTACTAAACTGAACTCTGTTTTAAGTGAACCGGATCATGCAACAGAGAATGCCAGTTCCTTCACTTTCAAAGATGAGCCAAGAGCACAAGTAGTTGCTTTTGAATATTGGGGTTGGTGGGATGTTCATGGTAAAGGGGTAACAACTCCTATTGTTGCTACATGGGTAGGGGATACCCTCATTCGATTAGAAGAGAATCCTTATCCATTTAAACAAGTTCCTTTTGTAGCAGTTCAGTATCTTCCTGTTAGACGAAATGTTTATGGTGAACCTGATGGAGCATTATTACAGGATAACCAAGACATCGTAGGAGCTGTTACAAGAGGTGCTATTGATCTCATGGCTCGAAGTGCTAACTCACAGACAGGTATCCGTAAAGATGCCCTAGATGCTGTGAATAAGCGCAGATATGACAAGGGACAGGATTATGAGTTCAATCCCGCAGTTGATCCAAGACAAGCTATCATTACACACCAATACCCCGAGATTCCTAATTCTGTTTCTTTGATGTTAGGGATTCAACACAACGAAGCAGAGTCTCTTACAGGGGTTAAAGCTTTCACTGGAGGTATTAGTGGGGAAGCTCTTGGAAAGACTGCTACGAGTGTTAGAGGGGCTTTAGATGCTGCTTCTAAGCGAGAATTAGGTATACTTCGCAGATTAGCTAAAGGAATCACTGATATTGGCAAGATGATTATTGCCATGAATGGTGAATTTTTATCTGATGAAGAAATCATTCGAGTGACGAATGAAGACTTTGTTGCAATCAATCGAGAAGACTTGGTTGGTTGTTTTGATCTGAAGTTAAGTATTAGTACAGCAGAAGAGGATAACCAGAAAGCACAAGAACTCGCTTTCATGTTACAGACAATGGGTAACTCTATGCCTCAAGATTTTAGTCAGATGATTCTGGCTGATATTGCTAGACTTAGAAAGATGCCTGATTTAGCTAAGAAGATTGATAGCTATCAACCTCAACCAGATCCGATAGCTGAACAGATAAGAATGCTTGAGATCCAGAAACTTCAAGCAGAAATTGCAGTACTCCAGTCTCAAGCAATTGAGAACCAGTCAGAGGCAATGCTGGATCAAGCAAGAGCAGGAACTGAATATGCTAAACAGGGTGAATTACAATCTAATACTGATCAGAAAAACCTTGATTTTCTTGAGCAGGAATCTGGATTAAAACATGCTAGGGAAGTTGAACAGAACGGAGAGCAAGCTAAGAGTAATATGGCTCTCGCTATTCTACAGGCTGAACTAGATAAAGAAGTACAACAAACCAAAGTCTCTTAATGAGGAAACTGAAAGATGAACCAATCAGAAATACGCAACATTGATATTGAAATTGAAGACGCTAAAGCAGCAATCCGAAAATTGGATATGCTGAAAAGACTTCAGAAGAATGATGATTTCAGAGGTCTGGTAGAAGAAGGGTATTTTAAAGAAGAAGCCTCAAATGTAATTTTGGCTAAAGCTGTCCCTCATCTTCGAGAAGAGAAACATCAAAAGGTGTTTGATAATCGTATTATTGCTATTGGTGAATTCCGACAGTGGTTATCAGAAGTATACACACATGGGGAAATTGCTCAGAAAGCATTACGAGATGCTGAAGAAGTTAGAGCAGAAATCGCAGGAGAAGAGTAATTATGGCAAACTCTTTAGAGATGTCTGATGAAGATTTCTTGAATGCTCCCATGCCTGTTGCAGAAGAAGCTCCTGAGGAGCTTCCTGAAGAGGCTGAAGAAGAAGAGGTAGCTTCGGTTGAAGAAGAAGAGATCGAAGCTGAGGAAGAGCCTGAAGAGGTTCCAGATGAAGAAGAACTTGATTCTGAAGAAGAATCAACTGATACTTTAGACAATGACTTTAAAAAGGTCTTTGAACCATTCAAAGCGAATGGAACAGAGATCCAAGTTAAGAATTCAGAAGAAGCTATTAAGCTAATGCAGATGGGTGCTAACTACACCAAAAAGATGCAAGCATTACAGCCAAATCTGAAAGTATTGAAAATGCTTGAGCAGCAGGGTCTGTTATCAGAAGAGAAACTTTCTTTTCTGATTGATCTGAATAAGAAAGATCCTAAAGCAATAGCGAAATTGGTGAAAGATTCAAACCTTGATGTGATGAGTCTTGAGCCAGTAGAAGGAGAAGAGTATGTACCCAAGAATTACTCAGTTCCTGACGAGGCAATACATTTAGAACAGGTACTCACTGAAATAGAGAGCACACCTACATATTCCAAATGTATCGACGTTGTTGGCAACCAATGGGATAGTTCTAGTAAACAGGTACTTTCACGAAATCCAGTACTCATTAAGCAATTGAACGAACAGATGCAAGCAGGCGTATTCGATCAAATCATCTCTGAAGTTGATAGGCTTAAAATGTTTGGTGGATTAAGTGGTCTTTCTGATTTTGAGGCTTATAAACAAGTCGGTTCGCAGATGTATCAAGCTGGACAATTAGCAAATGCTAAACCCACTCCGATTGCTAAAACCCAAGTTGTGACTAAACCACAAGATGATGCTCGTACTCTTAAAAGACGAGCTGCTAGTACACCCAAGAATTCAGCAAAAGCTGTAGTTAAAGAAGATTTTAATCCTCTTGCTATGTCTGATGATGAGTTCTCAAAAATTGTTAATCAACGATACAGATAGGAATTATTAAAATGCCTTTAAACGATTCAAACCAAACACGTTATAACGCTCCTCCAGGAGTTCCTTCAGACGTAGGTACCCAGTACAACACTGCGTACTACCATAAGAAAGCTTTGATTGAAGCTGCTAAGGAAACCTATTTTGGTCAATTGGCAGATACTACTGTTATGCCTAAGCATTTCGGTAAGACCATTCAAGCTTACCACTACATGCCTATTCTGGATGATCGAAATATCAACGATCAGGGGATTGATGCTTCAGGTGTTACCTTGGCTAAAACTCAATTCTTGGTGTCTTTCCCTTCAGAGACTGTTGCAGTTGCTAACGCCTCTAAGGTAGCTGCTACTGCTGCTATTAATGCTAACATTGATAACGCAGGTTCTGCCCGTATATTGGCAACTGCTGGTGCAGATAACTCAGGTGGTACTGGTTTTGCTAATATCACTCTGACAGGTAACTTAGTAGTTAAGTACTTAAACAGTACTACTTCTAATGCTGTTGTTGCATTGAACATTGGTGCTACAGCTACTACTGCTTCTGGTAATCTTCATGGTTCTTCCAAGGACATTGGTAGAGTCAATGGTAAGCTTCCTCTTGTTGGTGAGACAGGTGGTAGGGTTAACCGGGTTGCATCAGTTCGTAAGAACCTTTCGGCTGATATTACCAAGTTGGGCTTCTTCTCTGAGTACTCAAAGGATTCTCTCGATTTTGATACCGATGAGGAATTGTACGAGCATATCTCACGAGAGCTGATAATGGCCGCAAATGAGATCACTGAAGATGTTCTTCAGATGGATCTGATTAATGGTGCTGGTCTGGTTCGATATGCAGGTATTGCTACCAAGAACAGTGAAGTAACAGGTGAAGTCGCGAATACCTCTGTAGTAACCTACAGCGATCTTCAGAAGCTGTCTATTGATCTGGACAATAACCGTACTCCAAAGAAAACCAAAGTTATTACTGGTTCTCGAATGGTAGATACCAAAGTTGTTCCTGCAGGTCGATACTTGTACTGTGGTTCTGAGATGGTTATCACCCTATCCAAGATGAAAGATCATCACAATAATCCAGCATTCATTGGTGTTGAGCACTACGCTCATTCAGGTGTAATGGGTGTCAATTCTATCAATGGTGAAATTGGTAAGATTGGAGATTTCCGAGTTATTCAAGTACCTGAGATGCTTCATTGGCAAGGTGCTGGTGCAACTGCAACGATCTCTACTTATCGCTCTACTGCAGGTAAATATAACGTCTATCCAATGCTGGTTATTGGTGATGGTTCATTTACTACTATTGGTTTCCAAACTGACGGTAAGAGTACTAAGTTCCAGATCAAGCATTCTGCTCCCGGTGATAACATCTCTTACTCTAAGGATGATCCATATGGTGAGATTGGTTTTACCTCCATTAAATGGTGGTACGGTACATTGATCCTACGTCCAGAGCGTTTGGCAGTACTGAAAACTGTAGCTGAAGTATAAGCTACATAGTGTAACCACTAACCCTCCTCATGGAGGGTTTTTGGGTGTAAGCCTAACCAATATTTTATCCAAGGAATTAACATGACAGATAAAAGTGAGATTGAAGAATTAAAAGAAAGAGCAGATACGATGGGTATCAAGTACTCCCCTAATATTGGAGTTGATGCTTTACGTGAGAAGGTAAATGCAAAATTAAATCCTGAGCCAGTTGCTAAGGATGACTCCTCTTACAAGACGAATAATGCTTTCCGTAAGAGTCTTATGGAAGATGCTACAAAACTTATTCGTATTAAATTAGTGTGTATGAATCCAAACAAGAAAGAGATCAGTGGTGAATATTTCTCTTTTGGCAATAGTGCTGTGGGTACTATTACTCGTTTCATTCCCTTTGATATTGAAACTCATGTAGAGAATGCTCTCTTGAATCTGATCAAAGAAAGAAAGTTCGCTAAGATTACTTTGGCTAAGAAAGCTGATGGTACTACTTATCCAGATAGAAAGTTGGTACCTGAATTTGGAATAGAAATTCTTCCAGCTCTAACAGCAAAAGAATTGAGTGATCTTGCAGCAGATCAAAGTAAACGTGGTGCGATAGACAATTAATATTTTGGCTCTTGTGCCAAGGGGAGCTTCGCTCCCTTTTTTTCTATGAGGAACTTATATGGCTATCGAAATACGTGATTTTACAGGGGGAGAACTCGAAGGAGCAGGTCTGTTTGATGAGTTAATGCGAACAGTTAATTCTCATCTAAAGAATGAGTACTCTACAGGAAGAATTGTAGGGGATGACTATGCTTCTGTTTACCTTGGCTCAATCACTAATGCAATGCAAGTTGCTGCTCAATTTGTTTTATCACAGGATAAAACTAATAAAGAAATTGAGTTAATGCAGCAACAGATTCTTCAAGCTCAAAAGCAGAATGAGTTAATTGATCTACAAAAAGATCAACTCACTATTAGCAATGCAACAGCACAATACAATTTAGATTTTATTCTTCCTAAAGAATTAGAGAAGTTAACTTCTGAGATTGCTCATTCAGCTCAACAAATTATTCTGATCCAAGAACAGATTACTACCCAAGAGAAACAACAACAGCAAATGGATGCTCAAATTCTTTTGACTGCAAAACAGGAAGATTTGGTTGATGAACAAATCATTGCTGCTACCTACCAATACGTTACACCAGATGCAGGAATGCTCTACGCTCAGTACACAAAGATCATGGGTGAAGTAGATGTCTTGGCTCAAAAGAAGATTACGGAGCTTGCTCAAACAGTAGGTACTGAGGCAACTGTAGGAGGATTGGTAGGAAAAGAGATTGCTTTGAAGAAAACTCAGAGTGATTCCTTCATTCGAGATTCGGAACAGAAAGCTGCAAAAATTTATGCAGATGCTTTTCAAATAATGTTCTCTGTTAATCCTGATGGAGCTACCTATGCTACTCCTGAATGGTGGGGAATTAATGCTGCCGACTCAAGCACTGTGTTTAGTAATCTTCTCTCAGGAATAACAAATCCGTAGGTAATATATGGGACTGTTTGGAAGTAAGAAAGTTCATGTTACGGACTCATACACTACGCTCCTGATGGTGAATGATTCCCTGTATGGACAATACAATAGTAAGATCACAGGTGGAAATGAAAAACCTTGGCCTTCCTTGGTACGACAGACAGTCTCATCTTCTATTATCAAAAACAGAAATTTAGGTGCAGACCTGATCTCAAATATGGTCAATGGAATTTATGCCAAATCAAGAGCCATGTATGCGTATGGGAAGCTCGGGGAAGATCCTCTCACCCCCGGAGGATTCGTAAGAGGCTTACCTACGGGTAAGACTATTTACCTTCCTTCAGGCTCTCCTGAGCAGGTTACAGCAGTAATTGCTGCTCAAGTAGGAAGTCCTGTCATTCTCTCTTTCTGTTTGATTGATGAGCGTGATGATGGGGATTTGTGGTATGACGTTGAATACTACCTCACAGACAGCACTGGAAAGGCTACAGGAAGCTCTGTTGCATGGGAGTATAATGTCTCCACAGAGGTTCATCCTAACCTTACCCCTAAGGTAAGGCAGCAGGATGCTATTTCTCCTTACTACCCAATAGTTCCTATTCGGGAGTTTAATAATAGGCTCAAGGACACAGATCCTACCTTGTATTCGTCAGGTAAAAAGACTCTCCGAACTATAGGAATTAATCTGGATAAATTGGATGAAGCTATCCATGATGCAGAGAATACAGATCTTAATTTTCTGGATCATGCGTATGTAATTATTGCAGTGGACATTGCTACCAAAGTACCAAATTCTAATCTCTACCTGTATGAGCATTTTAATAAGCTCTATTACGAATCAGGAGTAAAATCAGAAGATTTTCTCTATTGGGAAGCACACACAAAAACAGTAGTGCAAGACCCTGATATAGCTGAGGAGTTCCTTCCTCCTCCTCCCCCTATCAATCGACTGGAAGTATCCGATGGAAATTACAAGATGGTACTTGGGTGGGAGTACATTACAAAGGAACTTAAAACAGGAGTTGTTGCAAAGCTGAACCAAGTAAATAAAGTATTTATGTACTCTCCTCCTGAGTTATTTGGGGATGAGTCTACTCCCCGAGGGTATTGGGTAGACCATTCATACATTCTGCTACAGAAGCAGATATCCGCTACCCAGTACCAAGAATTGAAAATTGTAGGATTGGTACATACCAATTACATTGGTTCAGCTTCTAAAGAAATACGAACTACTTTAAAAGAAGCTTTTACGACAAATACCACAGAGGATAAGAACAACTTTATTATCCCTCTCCGGATAGATGTGGTGAATCAGATGGGAACTCTCAGAGGACATGACATCATGTATGACTCTGTGCGTATGGTATTTAATAGCCATACCACCCAGAAGTTGAAGTGGTATCAGACAGGAATATTCAAGTTCGTAGTTGTTATTGTAGCTGTAGCAATTAGCATTATTACTCAAGGAGCGGGTACTCCATTATTGAGTGCAGCAATGGCAGGTATCGTTGCTACTACTATTGCTACTACTATAGTTACTATGATTGCTTTAGAAGTAGGGTTAAAGCTAGTACAGGATCTATTTGGGCCTGAGGTAGCATTAGCTGTAGCTCTTATTGCAGTGGCTGCTACAGGAGATTTTTCTAAAGTAGATACCTTAACCCAGTTTACTACTACAGCCGTTTCAGGATTAAAAAGTATTCACACCATGAATGCTTTAGAAGATATCCAAAAAGAAATGGATGTATTATCAGATTTAATGAATGAGTTGGATCTCCTTGAAGCTGAGAAACAGGAGGATATCCTTTGGACAATGGATGTTTTAAAGCAGGAAGGATACTTTCTATCTCAGCCAAGTAATTATTTAAAAGCTAAACAGCAAGAACCAAGAATTGAAATTGAACTTGCTAAGAAGACTTACTTTTATGTGGAGTCTCAGCAATTCTTGGATAAACCTTATTCACCGATTAAATTAGGTCTTACACCTAATCCAGCATAGAGGTAATTTACAATGGGTTTTTATGACATGTTTTATAAAACTCCTACTCCAGTAGGGATGAATAGAATGAATGCTGCAGCAAATCTTCCTTTTAAATTTAAGGCAAATTATGACATGTTGCCTAATACTGGAGTTGCTCCTGCTCCTATGGCTGATATGTATAAAATGTTTGCTCCTCAACAGTCTCCAGTGCAAATGCCTGTTCAACAGGATTTCTCTCAGATGCAAGATAGTTGGTTTGGTGGAAATCCTCTAAGAGGTGCTGATGGAAGTGTTCAAGTGGACTTCAATGGGAATCCCATTATGGAAACTGGGATGACTGGAGGAGATATGCTCGGTATGGGTATGGGCTTTGGACAAGCATTTCTAGGATGGGATGCTAACAATAAACAGACGCAAGTAGCTAAAGATACTCTTCGGTTAAAACAACGTGCTTATGCTGATTCCAGAGCGGATGCTCAAAAACTTGATGATAAGTATGCTGCACGATAAGGGGTAATGACATGGTTGATTTAGCTAAATCTTTAACAGATCAATTATTAGAGCGACATCTCGCTAAGAATCGTCAGCCAAATGTTCAACAACAACTGTTGGATGACTTGGTTCTAGCTCAAAATAGTAGGGTTCCTCTAAACCAAGTAGAAGTAGACCCTACAGGAACCTTTTCAGCTAGTTCTCAGACTGATTTAGGGATCATGAATGAAGGTTTAGGGAATATTGTAAACTCTTTCCTAAATCCTACTAGGGTAGCTACAGCACGAACCAATGAAAGAAATAAGCTAACTCAAGCTAATAGTGATCGTGCTTATCAACAAAGTATAGATCAAATGAATGCCCAGATTGCTGGGGATGCTACTCAGTATTCCCGAGGGCAAGATGATGTTAAGAATCTCCAAAAACAGCAAGAGCTAGATCTTGAAGCTAATCCTCGCTTAGATCCTTCACAACAATTGGCGTATGAGGAAGAAAAGAAGAGACTTGAATTAAATGCAAAACGTAAACAACTCTTTAGTTCACTCTTTAATCAAGGTGTTGGAGCCAATGAGCAAAATCGGATTACTGCTGAAGCTAAAAAATTAGGCTTTAGCACAGATGAGATTGCTCCTTTAGCTCAAGGGTATGCTGCTGCTCATGGGCAAGTAGGGGACAGGTCTACAGACACTACTGAGAGTACTCAATACTCACAAGATGCGAATCAGTATTTTAATGATACAGTAATCACCCCTATTCAAAATGAAATTACTGCTACGTTAAAACGAAATAATTTAACTGAGGCTGTAATGGAAGACTTGAGTACTCCTAAGTTAGCCCTCACACAGGGTAATCTTGACACTGTATTTAAGGATTTGGAAACACTAGATAGTGACGGTAAGAAAGTTCGATTAAAGAATGATGATTATAATGCTGTTGTAGACCTTGCTGCTTATTTGATGGATAAGACAGGAGGTAAAGCTGACGTAGGATTACTCAAAGATGCAGCTCTTCTTGGTTCGTCAGACGGAAGAGTATTTAACATTGATTTTGATTCCGACAAAGGAAAGAAGATGTTAGACACTCTTCTTGCTAAACGTGGGTTTGGAGACAGTGAAGAAGCTCAGAGAGTGAATGCTTCTGTAGCAGAATATAGTGCTCTTAAACGAAAGATGGCAGATATGAGTACTCAGTTCCAACGAACCAGGGAGAAAGAAGATCTCCTGCATAGGCAGCAATATGGTAATCAATTGGTGAATCATTTGTATGCTCAAGGAGAAGCTCCTGCTACGAGAGGTAAGTTTGGAGATGCAGATAAAGCTAGGATTAATAAAATGTTTGGGTTTACCCCTCCTACTCAAGCAGCTTCTCAAATATCTTCTCCTGTTGTAACTCCCTCTCAAGTTACCCGTCCTTCAATGATTACAAGAGGTAACGTGACTGTTCCTGATGCTTCTGGAGGTTACATGAATCCCGGTCTTAAACAGGTTGTGGACAGTGTTACAGATTTATGGGACTCACCTAAAGCGCCACCTCAGAGTAAAGTTTTAGCTGGTGCTTTTTCAGGGGATGCAGCTACAAAAGCTAATTTAATTAAGAAGATTAGGGATGAAGGTGGAGTTCAACTTAATGGGCAACAAATAGATTATTATGCTGTTGAGTTTGCTAAAAGAATGAAGATTACTCCTGATGAAGCAAAAGGATTAATCTTGGAGTCTCGTTCAAGAAAGTAACTAAAGTAGGTTTCACAAAAAAATACTCTTATACTCAATACCAACATATTGAGTATTTTTTTATCTAACACAGGTTTTCCTTATGGCTATGTTCGAAAAAACCCTAGCAAAAGTACAAGCAGTTGCTGCAGCTAAAGCTGCAAAGATGGCTGATCTCCAACCAGAGCAAATTATTAGCCATGAGTATCAACAAGATCTGAACTCATTAGATGAGCCTTCTTTTATTCAAAAGTATGGCCCAAATGCTGCTGTGGAGTACACGCTTAACAAATTCACAAGTGCAGTTAATAGCCAGAATCCTAATCTATTAAATCCTTCCCAGAATACTAATCGTTTTCAAGATGTAGGGACTGGAGCAGGAATCTCTCTATTTGATAAGACCCCTGAGTTAGCTGCTTCATTGGGGTATCTCGCTACAGCCCCTGTAGATGGTACTACTACCCCTTACAGTGAATGGTTTAAAGAAGGAATGCTTGGGCAACAAGCAGAAGCTGCTGTTTCCAGAGAGAATTATTCAATAGGGACTCAAGAATCAATTGCTGCTCAAGAGCATTTGGCAGCTATCCGAAATGCTCAATTTGATAAGATTGAGAACCCTTCTGCGAGAGACTACGGGAAAGACTTCCTTGAAGCTACAGGAGAGTATTTACAGAACCCCGGTGCAATCTTACCTCTTGCTGCTGAAAGTGCTGATAGCTTTGTCACAATGCCTGTAGGAGGAGCTATTGCAGGGAACCTTGCTAAAGCAGGTGTAAAAGCTTCTTTAAAGAAAGGGTTGAAGGAAGGTATTGAAACCACTGCTGAAGTTGCAGCTAAAAAAATTGCTAAAGCAGAGATGACTGCTGCAGGAGCATTCGGTGTAGGGTACACCGGAATATCAGAAGGAGGGCATAATGCTATTGGAACCCTACAGCAAATTGAGAATATGGATTTAGCTGTTTTGGCTCAATCTCCTGAGTTTCGCCAAAGAGTAAAAGATAACCCTGACAGCTCTCTGGAAGAGGTCAGGACAGCTTTAGCCTTAGATGCGAGTAAAGATACCCTCTTGTACTCAGGTATCCTTGCAGCAGCCATAGGAAAGGCTACAAGAGCATCAGATATGTTCTCTACTGCTTTGATTAAAAAAGGAGTAAAAGAGACAGGTAAATCTGGCTTAAAAGCTACTGCTAAAGCAGCTCCGGGTAAAGTAGCAAAAGGAGGCATTATTGAAGGAACCGAGGAAGTTCTTCAATCTGGTTCAGGTCAGGCTATTTCTAACGTATCAGCTCAAAGAGCAGATCCTGCCATCAAAACAATGCAAGGTGTTGCCAATGCAGCAGCAGCAGGTTTGGTAGCTGGAGCAGTCACAGGTGGAGCAATTCCAGCGGTATCCTCAATTGCAAAAGGAACTACTCAAGGAGTAGCTGAAGGAGCTTCAGCAATTAAGGAAAAAGTAGCCAGTGCAGCCCCTCAACCTTCGATGACTATATCCCAAAAATGGGAGCAAATGGATGATAAGACTTTACCTAAAGCGGTAGATGCTGCACTTAAATCTGAAGATAAAGCTGAAATCCTAAATGCGATGACAACACTTGCAGTCAGAAAAGCAGATGAACCAGAAGGTAAGAAGAAAGCGGCTTACGATGCTCAAATTGATAAAATCAAAGCGTATCTCAAAACTGCAACAGCAACTAAAGAAACAGCAGCAAAAACTATTCAGGAAAAACCTGAAGCAGAGATGAGTAAAGAGGATACCTCCCAAGCTTTAGCTATGGTGTTGAATGATCCTGTTGCTTCTTATTCAGCAGACTTGAGCCAAAAAATAAGTGGATCAAAGCACTTAACAGATAATCAGAAAACACTTCTGCAAGAGGTATCCAAACCAGATTCCCCTATTTCCAGAATTATGCGTAAGACGCAGGAAGATGTGGCAAACGATATTTACCATGGAAGTGAGGGGTACACTGGACTTGCTCAATATAGTGAAATCATCACTGAAGCTCTTCATGCTAATGATATGAACACAACTATTCGTGCTCTATCTAAATTAAATATTTTGAATAAGAGTCATAAAGAGAAAGCTCGAACTGGTAAGACTAGACTCCTACAGCCTATTGGGGAAGATCTCCTTAATGTTATTAAGGACGAATCTATTGCTATTGATATGGTCTACCAAGGTTTACGCGATAGTGCTTTAGCTTTGTTTCCTGATTATGAAGCAGAAGCTAATCAACAATCTAAGCGTATGACTGAACGAGTTAATGAAGGGGGATTAGTTAAAGATTATCAAGCTCCTTCTGTTACTACTGTTGAGCCAAAGAAGAGAATTGCTATTGTAGGAGAGGCACTCACTTCATTGTTAGACACAGAGGCTACTTCTGTTAATGCAGATGTGGGTGCTTTTAGACGAGCACTCGCTAATAAAGGTAACTTAGGGTCTAAAGCTATTCCTGCTTTAAAAGAAGCTTTTGAGGGGTACACTACTCTTTCTAAAGTGAAGCACCCTTCTGGAGAACAGAAAGCACAATTAAAGGGTTACTCAAAGACTCTCTTAAATGCTTATGATGTTCTAAACGCAAGTGACGTTGGAGGTAGAGGAAAATTACAAAAAGTACTCCAAGCACAAGCAGGTACTAGAGATGTTTCTTCTTTATTCAATATAGGAGAAATTGATCCATTGGTTCAGGATGAGTTGAACCAAGTAACGAATGATATTGCACAGAAGAAAGAACAGATCAAAGCTGCTAAAGCTGCTAAAGACACTGCGGCCGTCACTGTTTTAACTGCAGAGAGGAATGCTCTTACAGATAAGGCTGCTGAATTAAAACAGCAAATAGCTACTATGGTAGCGGGTCAAGTTTCTTTGGTTGAAGCTGATAAGAAGCCGGGGCATACCCCTGAGGCTAAAATCAGAAATCCTGAGAATCGTACTAAGTATGAAGCTCTGTATGCGTCTTTAGAAAATAACCAAGATATTCTGAGCCAAGAACAAGCAGAGAAGTTTGCTCTTCTTCCTGCTGCATTTACCGATTTATCTGAGAGTGTGGTAGAAGATTACAATGCTTTAGTAGATATCATTAATGAAGTTGAATTAGTGAACTCCACTGTGAATGCTGCTGAAGATGATCAAGCAGTTAATCCAACAACTCCAAAGAATCGAGTATTTAAAAATACTATTGAGAGTCTTCCTTTATTTTCAGTAGTACGAAAAGCTTTCAAATATGTTCTTCCTCGTAGACTTGGATTATTGCATGTTGAAGCAGATCTCTTTCAGAAGATTGAAGCTAATGGAGCAATTGCTAATCATTTAACAGCGTACATGTCAGAAGGAACTAAAGGAGATTTAGTTGCCCTCTCCTCTTTCGTAACAGGTATTACTAAAGCACTCCAAAAGAGCATAGTTAAAGAAGATAAGCGTGATGCTAGATCTTGGATTAATACTGTGTTTAAAGATTTCATTAATGAAGCAGGTCACTTAGATAATGCTGTAGCAGATGCTGTGGCTATAGGTTTAGCAGACTGGCTCCATACTTCAGGTCTGAAATCTATTTTAAGTAATAGCGATGAAATGATTGCTCATAATTTAGGAATGTCTGGTGAAGAAGCTAGACGATATGTGCCTACTTCTAATGAACGAAAAGCACTGAGATATGCAGGTATTAATCGGAATTTAGCCATTAACACTATTGGTAAGAAGATCCTTCAAAATTTAGGATATGCCCTCCGAGAAGATACTAATGATGCTCAACGACATTTAGAGGAAACCCTGATTAATAACTTGGGTATGCTTGCTATTATTGCAGGTGAAACTCATGGAAATAAAGGGGTAGTAGAGACCAACTATATCCATCGTTTTACAGTGAAGAATGCTTTTGGTACTACTCGAAGTGTGGTGTTAACTGATTCACATCTAAAGGTAGATCCTGCAAAACATGGAATTAAAGGGAATGCTGTTTATGAGGGTAGCCCTGTAGCAGTTCTTCGAGCCATTAAACGAGAGACTACTGCTCCTGAGACTCAATTAACTGTTGCAGCTACTAACGCTGTACAGGGAATGAGTAATGTTCACTTGGTTCGAGATGTTCTAGGGGTAGTTGCTTCAGATATTCCTGTTTATATGGCAGGAGAGAAGATGCCTAAATCAGAGGAGTATCAAAGCTATGGTAGTGCTATAGAGCACACCGCTATCAATAATCAGAATAGTATTGAGCACACTCTAAATGAACCTCTGTTCCATTTTGTAATGGGGCTTACTCCTGAACAACAAGTAACACTTCTGGACAATCTTCCTCCTGAAGGGCAAGAGCATATCGACAATGAAAAACGAAATAATGATATTCGTAATTCAATAAAATTAGAGTTTGAAGGAGCTAAACGAATTTATGAAAGAATGCTATCAGAGAATTCTCCCACAGTTCGTTTTATTAATAACTTGGTTAAAACTAACCGAAGGGTGAACCAAGGAGGAAGTGATGGTAATCCGGGTAATAGTAAGCTCGTAAGAGAGTTGTTCATCCCCCAGCATCAACGAGTAACAATTGATCCCTCAGATGCTTCTCATATGTTGGCGTTTAAAATTGCAGTTCTTCATGGTTTGGATAACAAGATCCCCACTTTGGATGCTGAAGGGAATCCAACTACTACTCGAAAAGGAGTAGATAAGAGTACGAATGCAGCTATTGAAAGTGCGTGGGAAACTCTTATGAATGATTCCATTATTATGAACGCTGCTGAAGGATTACTTACAGGAGATACTGATAAGGTATTTACAGCACTTCCTAGATCAGGAATTAAAGCAGGGAGTGGTGACAGCTATATGCACCGTCTTCATGCACTCCAAGCTTTAGGTACATGGCAGAAGTCGAAGACTTCTCCTTTTGAGGTTACTTTAGGAAAAGAAGATGATGGTATCGTAAATGGTACCGCAGCTTTAAGAATGCAAGGGATGGGATCAACTAGCGTTATGGGTTGGTTGCTTGAAGCAGCTAAAGTAGGGATCTACTTAAATGATTCTGAGATGCCTTCTAGCTTTGCAGAGTACACCAAAGAAGAAGGGCGATTAGACCCATATGAATCTATCGCTTCAAGTATGAAAAGTGCTCTGGAGCACCCTGAGGAGAACCCCTTCAATGAATGGAGTATCTTGCCTGTAGTACCTGCTGTATCAAAGCTGTTCAGTAAACCAATTGGATGGATGAATGCTAACCGTAAAAAGAAGATCTCTGTAGTAACTCCTGCTGGAAAAGTTAAAGAGATTACTCGGATTTATTACAATAAAAAGAGTAAACAGGAAAGCATTCATCAGACTTATGCTGAACATCAGGCGATGTCCAAAGCATTGAGTTTCATTGTAAATTTTGTACCTGAAGCTGGAATACAAGAAGAGATCATTGAAATTGCCAGATCGTTTACAAAAGACTCTTTAATGCAAAAAAACTATCAAGCAGGTATGCAAGGTTTGAAGGTAGCTCTCATGTCTAAATTCGAGACTGCTTTAAGAAATGCCCTAGAGCAGATTAGTAGACTTCCTGCTGAAGCTAAAGAAAGTGCTTCAAGAGCATTAGAGAAGCAAGTGAATGCTCTTTCTTTCATGGATCAAGCTACTTATCAAGATGGGAAATACCATAACGATATTCCTTGGAAATTTGTGATAGATAAAGACCCTCTTAAAACTCCAATTACTCACCAAGTAAGAAACAATATTGGAGTAGCGGTAGAATTCACTTATGGCCCTGCTATGGAAATAGCTTTCAGAAAAGACTATTCCCTTTTGAATGATAATATGGCTCATGTTGTTAACATGACTCGTATGGCAACAAAATTATATTCTCAGATGTATGCTGAATTAGAGAAAGAAATTCTTAAAGAAACAGGTCAATTGTCTTTATCTGTTAAACAAGAAAAAGAGATTCGAGCCAAGTTAAAGAATTACTCTCCTGCTGTAGCTCATGCTATGAGTAAAGACCGAACCAATGATGGAATGATTGCAGGAGAGAAAGAGTCTATTCCTAACCGAGATGAATTTGGTAAGGAATTAAATCCTGAAACAAATTCAGTTAAATTGGAATACATTGGTAGGGGTGGTAAGAAGACCTCTATGAAGAGTGTCACTTTCTCTCGTCAGATGACTGATCCGGGAGTATCTGCTGTAGCCCTATTCACTCAAAGTACAGATGCAGCTACAAATAAGACAGGGATGCTTCGAAAAGAGTCCTTCACAAATACCCATGATGCGAAAACACTCCAATTATTGGAATCAATGGAGCATACCATTGAAACAAATAAAGACTTCTTTGAAGTACACAAGAATTACAGCTTTGTAGAAGCTACTTTTGAAATGTTTCGAGAGATGCTCAAGTCTTCATTAATTACAGCAGAGATGATTTCAAAAACCTATAACGAGGTTGCTCTTCAAAATGGAAGTTTGCTTCCTTTCTCAGGAGTGGAAGATTACTTCACTTTCTTAGAAGACTTTAACAAAGACCTTCAGAAGATGCGTAAAGACGTTTTCTCTTTAGATCTAGTTGTGCATCAGTTCTATAACAGTGATGGTTCTGCCTATATCACAGGAGGAACTAAGACTATTGAAGATCTAACTGTGCCTACTGTAGAAACAGAGATTATTCCTGTGAAGCATTCTAAATTTGAATCCTTTAAACAGAAAACTAGACAATTATTCAAAGAGAAATACACCAATACTGCTAAAGCGGTTACTGCAAAACAAAACCAGATTATGGTTGCGTCTAAGTATATTGCTGTAAAAGGTCATGTAGCAGAAGCAATCACTCCTATTTTTGAACCAGAGAATGTGAACACTCCTGAGTTTACTTCAGAGGATCGAGTATTTCTTGCATTAGAAAAAGCAAAAGAAGTTGGTATTGAGAATGATCCTTCGTATGAATTGATTAAGAAGGCAATAGAGGCTAATGCTACTTTCGTTACTGGTTCAGCTACTACAATTCTGGAAGAAGGAAAGTCTCTTTTAGAAGGGGGTGAGTGGGGTATGGCACTCTTCTTGAGTGCTGAAGGATATGTCCCTCGGATTTATCAAGGAACTCTTCTATGGTCACAAGGAGGAGGAAACCTTGCTGCAACTCTCACTCTTCTAAAGAATTTGAGTACTGAAGAAATTGGGCTATATCAAAAGAATCCTTTAACAGGCTCCTTTGTATTCAATGAACAAGACCATTCTAACTTTGCTATTGAAAGTTTGAGTACCCCTGCATTAGCTGAACTCTTGAAGGAGTACTCTCCAGAAGATTCTCGTTTTAAGATTATTCAGAATCAACTGAATTACCGTAGAAATATCCAAGAAGCTTCAGGGCAAGCAGTAACTATTGCTACGGAGCAGGCTATTAAGAAACTTTCGAACCAAGATTTAATAAATAAATTGGAGCAAGCCTACACACCCCCTACATCAGAGACAGGTATACAGCGTTCTCCCGGTTCAGCTTTGGCTCAAGCTTTATTAGCAGAATTCCAAAAACGAGTTGCTGCAGGAAAAATGAAACAAATTCCTCTCCCTAACTTTAAAGGAAAAGTTCCTTTTGAAGAGTTGGACGAATTTAGTAAATCTATTTTAGAGAATAATTTAGAAACTGAGAACGAGGAGTTCATTAAAGCTTATTACAGAGACTCTGTGAGCGAGAAAGGTATTCAGGGTAAACCTAGACAGGATCTCCCTGAAGTAACCGCTAAAGCTCTCTCAGGAGCTACAAACACTACTGGAATGATTACTGCTCTTAAACGGTATTTCACTTCTCCTACTGAGAAGATCATTTTAGATAAGATCTTTGAAGCTGTTAAAGCGAGTAAAGTAGAAATTCAGAAGATCTCTTCTGGAGCAATCCATAAAGCTTTTGTATCGGGAGATATCACAGAAGAGGTTTATAACGCTCTTGTGAGTAATACTGAAGGTCTCCTTTTCCATAAAGAATCCAATAAAGTATTTTTGGTTGAATCCTCTATTCCTGTGAACAATCCAGAAGATATGATCAATTTCCATTTGAATATTTTAGATAGAATCGCTATTTCACATGGCTTGACTCAAGTAGGAGTTGAATCTACTCCGGGATATGCTGGATTGGTACAAGCCTATCAGAGATTTTATGGAATAAACGACATTCCTTCTAAAGTAGATTTGAAGAATTT